GGCAATAACAACAATAAATAAAAGAGCATATGATTATTTATTAATTCAAGACCAAATGGATATGCAATACAAAGACTTACTGAATGGTACTACTACTTGGAAAGACACAGTAGCTAAAGTTAAATTATATAATCCTAAAACATAATGTGCAAATGTAATGGTAAATGTATTTGTGGTAAATGAAATACCTTATAATTTTATTACTATTAGTATCTTGCACATTTAAATATGCAGATGCAGCAGATACTAATACTGTAAGTTCAACAGTAGTTACTAATTCAACACCACCAACAGCAAATTCACCTGCATTAAATATTGTTAATTCTGATATATGTAAAACAGGAGTAAGTGGTGCAGTTCAAACACAAGTATTAGGTTTTAGTTCAGGCATTACAATCAAAGATGAAAATTGTGAGATTATTAAGTTATCAAGACAGCTTTATGCTATGGGTATGAAAGTTGCAGCAGTTAGTTTATTATCTAGTGACTATCGTGTTTTTGATAGTATGTGGGCAAGTGGGACTTTTCCGCCAAGTCCATTAACTTCTTCCATAGGTTTAGACGCAAAAACAGAATGGGAAAATAACCCTGAATTAATTCCTGAAGGTAGTATGGTTAAAGTTAGGTTATTAAAAGAAAATGAGCCTGTTGTTATAGAAAAAAAAGAGGTAAAGCATAATGATATTAAAAAATTTGTATTTAGTGGTATTGCTCTTTTGCTTCTACTCTAATCTAAATGCTGAATGTACTACTGAAACTTTAGGTCTTTGTACTGAAGGCACTACAACTGAAATTACCAATACTGAAATTATAGAAACTATCATATTGAATACTGATAGTGGTGATTTATTAGATGGCGATAATGGATTTGTAACCACTACCAAAGAAGGTGATATGGATTCAGATTGGGGGGGGATTGGGAGTGCTTCAATACCTACCGGTACTTATTGTAATGAATTAGGTACAGATAGATGTGCAGAAATTACAGATAGTACTCTAACAACCTTTTATCAAGAAGTAGATATATCATCATTAGATATTAATTATGGTGGTGAAACTCAATATATAATTGAAGTAGATAAACAAGATGCACAAGACAGTATCTATATAAAAATTACAGGTAAGAATGGAAATGAACAAGTATTTACAGGAACTGATATCTTATCTGCAACTGGAGCTACCACAGGCTATCAGTCATATACAAGTGGATTTGATTTCAGTGGTGTTTTAAATACTATTACAATCGAGATAGGTGGAAAAGATATTAATTTAGCTGTTGGAGTTTTGTTTGATGATGTTCAAATTAATGTTTTCTATAATGTAGTTAATACAATTATTTCTCAACAGATAAAAGATTTAGAAGAATTTTTAGTATTAGAATTTAATCAAGAAAGTAATGATGTAGCTGAATTAATATTTGCATCAAATGAAGTTAATGATGATTTTAATGATTTTACTTTAGAGCCTATAAATGAGCCTATGAATGATTTAACTATTGAAGCAATAGAAATGGAATTAGATTTGTCCGATATAGAGAGTATAGAGGTAGAAGAAGTAAAAGCTGAAACCGAAAATATAGAAGAGGTCGAACTTGAACAAGCTACTGAAGAAATAAAACAAACCAACGAAACAGAACAAGAAGAAGTCCAAGAGTTTGATGAGAATGAAATAGATGAAACTACAGAAATAAAAACACAAAAGGAAAAAGACACAGAAGATAAGAAAGAGCCTGAAGAAGAAACCAAAGAACAACCTAGTAAAATTGTTAATCAAAAACAAAAAGCTGCCAATAAGATTGTCAATAAAATGGGTGACAAAGGAAAATATGAAACGAATAATCAAACTAGAACTCTCATTGTAATGCAAATCTTAGGTAATACTAAAGACTTTTTTAATGTAACTTCAATCATACAAGATAAGCAAGGTTTTTTTAATAATAGTTATTTACCTGACACTACTATTAGTGATAATAATATGGCATCTTATTTATTATTTGGTGGTAGTGAGTATAAACATAACGAATTTATTAATAGCCAATATACGAGGTAATTATGGCAGAGTTAGAATTTGCAGGATTAAAGGTTAAGGGTGGAAAGATATTTGCTATTCTTATCGCTATATCTACTTTTATCGGTGGTTTGTATGGTTCTTTTGAGGTTTATCAAAGATATTTATCTATGGAAAAAAAAATCAATAACTTTGTAAGTCCTGACCTAAGTGCTTATGATAGGCAAATAGCCGTTATTAATTCAGAATTATCAATGATATTAGATGAAGTAACCCTCATATCAGATGTAGCAAAAGATTTAAAAAATGATTTAAAAATTCAAATTCGTCAAATTGAGCAAGACAATAGACATATCACAACCATTGTGAATGATGTTGAAGATAGACAAAAGGCAGATAGCAGAGAAATTCAAGATGAATTAAAAGCTATTGAAAAAGCACTTGATATTAAGATACAGAAATCTTTATCCAATCCTTTAGCGAATATGAAATAATGCCTGATTTAACTAAATTAACCACCAATCAAAAGATAGAGGTATTAATTACTAAATTAACTGTCATGGAGTCAAAGCTAGACCATATTCATAAAGACCTTGAAAAAAATAAGCAAGATATAGAACAATTAAAGGCTAGAATGAACATGGGTACAGGTGGAATTAAAGCAGTTGCTTTGTTTGGTGGAATACTAATTGCAATAACTGTATTTGTTACAAAATTACTAGGTATTAAATGAATGTATTTCTTATTGTAGTATTTTGTTTACAACAACAAGACTTAGCATTAGATAAAACTTGTGTTACTAAAATACATAAAAACCCATATAGTACTATGGAAGAATGTATTATATCATTAAGAGAAGTAAATAAAGCATCTAGTGAAATTCCTAATTTACATACAACCGGATTTTGCACAACTAAAGATATACAAAACATTTAAAATAATTAATATATATTTGTATGAATAAACGAATATTGGTGATTTCGGATACTCACTTCCCATATCACCATCAAGATACTTTTGTCTTTCTTACTAAATTAAAAAAAATATATAAACCTGATACTGTCGTGCATATCGGTGACGAAATGGATTGGCACTCTGTTAATGTTTCTCATGTTATAAATCCTGACTTACCAAGTCCTGCTGATGAATTATTAATTGGTCGGTCTTTATGTGGACAGCTAGAAAAAATATTTCCTAAAATGGTTTTATTAGAAAGTAATCATGGCTCTATGATATTACGTAGAGCAATGGCTAAAGGAATGTCTAAATATTTTATTAAAGATTATAATGAAATACTAGATGTTAGTAGTGGTTGGAAATGGAAAGAAAAGCATATTATTGAAACAGATAAAGGTAGAATATTATTTGCTCATCAATTCTCAAAAAATATACTTAAAGCTGTTAAGGAAAATTCAATGAGTTGTGTGCAGGGACATTTCCACTGTTCTAGTGAGGTTTTATTTTCCTGTAATGATTTTCATTTAAATTGGGGAATGAGTGTAGGTTGTTTAGTAGATAAAAAATCTTTAGCTATGGCATATATGAAAGTCAATTTAGCAAAGCCTGTTCTTTCTTGTGGAGTTATAACTGAAGGTATTCCATATATTGTGCCAATGGTCTTGAATAACAATGGCAGTTGGGATAAAAATATTTATATATGAGAATAGTTAGAATAGGAAATAAGATAAGAGTGACTTGCACTAAAGATGAAATAGACAATTTTAATGAGAATTGTCATTTAGAAATACATATAGGATTATTAAAAGTATTGTTTAATGATATAACTAAAATTATTGCAGAGATGCTACCAAGTTTAAGGAGTAAAAAATGAATATAGTAAGATTGCGTAATTCTGTATCTTCTCATGAAGGGATTAGGTACGAAGCCTACGAAGATACGAAAGGTCTATGGACAACAGGCATAGGACACTTAATAAGACATGATGAGCAACATTTAATTACTAAAAAATTAACTAATGCTGATGTAGATGTTATTTTTACAACAGATTTAAATGTAGCTATTGATGATGCTAGAAAATTTATAACTGAGTCAGATATAAATGAACAGGCTTTTGAGGTAATTTGTGAATTATCATTTTGGCTTGGTTTACCAAAATTACTAATGTTTAAAAAGCTAAGAGAAGCATTAAGACAAAAAGATTACGATACAGCAGCTGATGAATTGCTTGATAGTAAATTAGGAAGAAGCGAAACAGAAGGAATAGTAAAAAGAATTAACGAATTATCAGAAAGAATGAGGAGTTCATAATGTCAACAGAAAAAGAATTAAAAAAAGAAATTAGAGATTTAAAAAAGATGAATGAGGAAAAAAACTTACAAATTAAATTCATGGAAGAAAGATTAGAGAATTGGTCAGAAAAGAATTTTTCTTTAAGAACAGGTATATTGAATATGACTGTAGATAAATTTATCAGTATGAAAAATAAAATATTAGAAGATGTGAAATCAAATGCTTGATAAATTATTAGGTGGTGGATTAGTCGGTAGTGTAGGTAAAATTTTAGATGAATTACATACATCTGATGAAGAAAAAGCAAATGCTAAAATTAAACTTCAAGAATTAGAAAACCAATTAAATCTAAAACAAATGGATATTAATATTGCTGATGCGAAGTCAACCGCAACAGGTATTGGTGGTATCATGCAAAGGTCTTGGAGACCACTTATAGGAATGTCTTGTGCGTTAGCTATATTTTGGGAATTTGTTTTAAAGCAATTCTTAATGTTTATTATTGCTATATTTGAGATTGAAACTTTACCATTGCCAAGCCTTGACATGAGTGTTTTAATGCCGCTTGTTGTTTCTTTATTAGGAATGGCAGGTTTGCGTTCTTTCGATAAAATTCGTGGAACAGCATTAAAGTAGAAAGGACTATAAGATGATATTTTGGTTAAAAAAAAGATGGTTTAAGATTGCAGATGTGATTGAAGATTATTGGTCATGGAGTAATCTAGTAAAACTATGTATAGCAATACTTGCTTTATGGTTTTTACATAACCTACTACACTAAGTGATTGTCTATCTAAAATTCCTTGACCACTCATCAGGTTCTAACTCATGGCTGACAAAAGAAGAATTTAAACAAGAATGTATTATAGAAGAATGTGAAGTGGTCGGATTTTTAGAGTTTGAAGATGATAAAGCATATTACCTATCAACTATGAGAAGTAGCACCGATTTAGGGTCAGGTCATACAATACTCAAATCTTGTGTAACTTATGTCAAAAAATACCCAAAAAAACCTGTTTTAAAGCCTATACAGACCTCATTTAAATAATTTACGATAAATCCCACTAGGTAATTCAAAATAGATTAGTGCAGGGAGAAAACTACACTAATCAATGGAGGAGAACTGTTCAAAAAGAACTAACTCATAGTTATATAAAAAACCTTGATTTACAATGAATATAAATAAAATATAAAATAATTATTTTTTCTATTGCAAAAGTAGTAAAAAAGTCTAAATTAAAATCATTAACAAGGAGAACAAAAAAATGAGAGATACAAAAATTAAACAAAATGGTGGTAACGGAAGATATATGGTTTTTTTACTACAATTAGATGTAGTACATGGTGACCTTATTGAAACAGTTATTGACATGAAAGATTTTAAACAAAAATCAAGAGCAGAAAATTATAAAAGAAAAATAGATATTGAGATTACATACGACAGAAATGTTAAAATGGAAATTCAAGCAACATTTGAAAATTCAAAGGCAGTTCAATAATGAACGGAGCAGATTTATTTTTAATCATTGGTTGTGGCTACCTGATTTATTTTGGGTGGTTACAATACAAGCAAGAAAAAGCAGCAAGTAGAACTATTAACATTACACATTATAAGGAGAATAAATAATGGGAAAGAATAGCTATATATTAAAAGTTCTTTATGAGAAGCAGCAAAAGAAAAAAGCTAAAGAGATTAAAAGAATTAGTAAAATATTAAACAACGAATATTTTAGTAATAAAAAAGGAAAGGAGATAGAAAATGCAAGACAATTTAAAGGCTAAGATAATAAATTTTGGCAAACCTAAAAATCGTAAAATAACTACAGTTAATATTTATGATGAAACACTAAAACAAATAAATAATTATTTGGATAAGTCTGATTATAGGATTAGCAAACCTGATTTTATTCAGTTAATATTAAACGAAGTATTAAGCACAAGAAAATAAGGAGAAAACTATGGAGAAAGAACTAGAAAAAAACGAACAGATATGTGGATTGTGTTTTGGTAATCATTATATTATTATAAAAAATTCTGATTATGTAGAACAATGTCCTGACTGTACGATACAAGAGCCAAACTTAGAGGTAAATAATAATGAAAAAAGAACATAAACCATTTGAATTTATTATTGAGAAATTGTTAGACCCAACAAGAAGAGGTTGGACTCAATTCCCATTACCTGCTATGACTATACAAGAGGAACTAAGGAGAACTAATGAGAAAAGTAACAATACTATTAATAATATATCTTCTAATGTCTTGCAGTTATCAACCAAGAATTGATTCATCAGGGCGTAGTGGTACATTTGAAAAATCCAAAGCTGAAGAAATTACTAACGACCTTCAGCATTGTGAAAAACTTGCAAAAGAAAATTCAAATCTTTTGTTGGAGACACCAAAGTATGTTTACAACTATTACTTCAGAGCATACTTTTTATATCTGTTACCTGAAAGAGAACTTACATATCCTGCTGTATATCGTAAGTGCATGGAAAACAGAGGACACAGCGTAATTAAATAGGAGAACTAAATGAATGAACGAAACGATTACTTAATAATAGCTTTAGAAAAAGCTAGAAAAGAATTTAAGGAACTTAAAAAGTCAGGTAAAAACAATTTCTTTAAAACAGGAAATGGTAAGCCTCACGAATACAGTACCTTAAACGATATCTTCACTTCATGCAGGGAAGCATTAATGAATAATGATTTAAATATTATTTATAATGTTACTTATGAAGATGGAATGAATTTTTTGATTACTAAACTTAATCACTTACCAAGTGGTCAAAAAGAAATATCAAAATCAATCTTAGGAAACTCAACAATGACAAGCCAAGCTATGGGGTCTGCAATTACTTATATGCGTAGATACCATATTCAAGCTATGTTAAATCTTGAAGGCGATTTTGAAGATGATGGAAATGCAGCATCAGTAAAACCTGCACCAACACAACCGACCAATAATGGTCAACAACAAACCAAAGGAGGTTTATAATGACTTGGTTAAGTCTATTTAAAAACGAAAGAAAACAAGACGGAGATAATTTACCACTTTACTCAAACTCTAAGATGAGTTTTGATGAAACTATTATTTTAGAAAAAGGTAAATTTTATGAAATGGCTTTGTGGAAGAAAACACAAACTAAAGATGGAAATCCTACAGACCAAGTTTCTATAAAGATTTCTGATAGTGATTATTGGAACAGCAAAGCTGAAGTTACGGCAGAGCCTACTAATGAGACAGAACCAACACAACCTAAAAGCCGAGATGATATCCCATTCTAAAATCATCAAGGATAAGAAATTTCTTATGTGGGTATGCGAGTTACCTTGCTACCCATGTGAGATAGAGGGTGTTAGCAATTATCACATGATAGTTGCACACCATTTGCAGGGAAGAAATCGTATAGGTATGGGTTTAAGACATGACCCTAATTCTATTCCAATATGCGATTTTCATCACAGACAAATTCACGAGAAAATGGGTGAGAGAAACTTTTGGGATAAAATAGGTGTTGAACCTATACATTACGCAAACGAACTTTATGAACAATACAAGGAGAGAAATAATGGATAAAAAGAACTTCGAAAAATGGGGAATGGAAAGAATGAGTTATAGTAGATTAAATTCATTTAAGAATTACCCCTGTCAATTTATTATTAATAAAATCTATGGCATAGATACTGGCACAAATCCTGCAATGATTACTGGCAATATCGTAGAGGAAATGCTGCATAACTTTATGAAGGGTGAAGAACTACCTTTAAAAACCCATTTAGACGAGTTTGCAGAGCGATTAGCAGACTTTCATGACCAAGAACAGGTGGTAAAATATTTAGAGTTAATACCTCAATTTTTCTCTCAATGTAAGCCACTATTTGAGAAGATGGGTAATTATAAGCTACATTCTTATCAAGAAGAGCTACATACAGAAATATTAGGTATTAAATTTATAGGTTATTCTGATTTTGTATTTTCTGTAGTTAATGATGAAGGTGAAGAACAGCTTTTAGTCTATGACTTAAAGACTAAAGGTAGAATGGCAATCAATCATTCCGACAAGCTGCAACAATGGGTATACAAAAAAGCACTAGAAGAAAAGTACAATAAAAAGGTGATTTGTAATCTCTTCATTGTCACTCCAAAAAAGCACCATTTCGAGGAAATTGTTTTTGAAGATGCTCATAAGATTGAGATACATAACATTTTAAAAGGCATGAATAAAGCATTTGAGTTATGCAATGATAAAAAAGACTTTGCTTATCTTTATCAACCTGACACAAGCAGCTTTATTTGGAATAGTCCTAATATGCTTAAAGCAAGAAAAGAGATTTGGGGTGTATAACGATAACAATAAATTTGATATTGACTTAGCTTATGGTCAGGTCAAAGAAAAGGAATTAGCTAAAATCTTATTTGAAAAAAAGATTGAGGTTAAGTCTGATAAACTATGGAAGAAAACAGGTAATATTGCTGTTGAGTTTAAATGTAATGGAAAGCCATCAGGTATATCGGTTAGTGAAGCTGAATTTTATGCTTTTATTCTTGATGATAACAATACTATTAATTCTATAATTATATTACCTACATGCAGGTTAAAAGATATTGCTAGAAAGCACAAAAAAAATAGAGTGTTTGGTGGTGATAATAATTTAGCTGAAATGATATTAATTCCAATTAATGAATTATTAAAACATAATTAACAACAAAAAGGAGAATACTATGCTTAACAAACAAAAAAAATACGAAAACGCAATTATTATAAATGACTCTGCACACATAGACAGAATAATTAAAAAGCCAAGAGAAGGTAAGATTTATATTTACCATCAAGGTTTTGTGGCTAGAGATAGAGGCACAGACCATAGAGGACTACATGGTTTTGCAAGGCAAATTCTTTATTATGCAGAAAGAAATCAAGTTGACCTTTATCAAAATAAACTTAGTAAAGATGAATACACTTACCTTTTAGTCAGATAATTTAATGGTTAATAAGAAAAGCTCTAAAAAGCCTGACCCAAATACTTTAATGGAATGTATGAAATGTAAAAGAACTTATACATTACATATGATGTTACAGATTTATAGTTGGTTAGACGATTATAAATGTATTAGATGTTATAACAAAGGAGAACTAAAAAATGACTACTATGCCAAAAATGAACTTATGGATTGATGCTTTCAATTCAGATACTTGCTTTTTAACTAATGATGAATTAGGGATTTATTTTAGATTAATATTTTATGCTTGGTCTAAAGAAGGATATTTGCCTGATGATAAAGAATTTATTCAAACTTTATGTCGTGATGCACAAAAGCCAAATAATGATAAGATAGATAAGATATTAAAATTATATTGGACTTATGATGGCTCTGATTGGAACAAGGGTTGGTATCAAAAAAGACTAAGGGAAGAATATATAAGAGCAGTCAATACAACTAATCAAAATAAACTTAATGGTTCTAGAGGTGGTCAAGTTACTGCACAGCGAACGCTAAGCGAACGCTCTAGCGAAACTGTAGCCTCTATATCTATATCTAAGTCTACATCTATATCTAATAATAAAGTATATACCTCTGAATTTAATATATTTTGGGAACTAGTAACCAATAAGGTCAGTAAAGGTCAGGCTTTAAAGAATTATAGTAAGATAGATAAAGATTGGTTAGAAAAACCTAAGGAACTAGCTAAATATTATAATGAATACTATGACTCTATTACTGAAAAGAAATATGCTAAACAACCTGCATTTTGGTTATCGGCTGAAAAGTATTTAGATGAAAGACCTACAGAAATATCTATGGCAGATGAAGAAACTTTAAAGCTGCAAGGGTGGGTAAAATCTTTTAAAAATCCAACTAATTTTTCTAAAGAATATGCAAAAAAACATAAAGGATTTGTAGAAAAAATGGTGGAAAAAGGAATGATTACAGAAGAAGATGTAAAAAACCTTTATTTATAGGGGTTATTCTTGTATAAAATAAATATAAAAAAAAGGAGAACAACTAAAGAATTTTCCCTATAAAATTTTCTAGGTTTAATTCTTTTTAAGTGTTTATATAATTATACTTCACTTACAACTTTGAAGAGATTAAAACAAATTGCAAAGGAGACATATAATGACTAAAAAACCAAATTTATCAGAACAACTTATAGAAATACACAGAACATTACAAAAAACTTATGACTTAGGTTATAAGGCAGGATACAAAAAACAAAAAGAAGAAAAATTAAAGGAGAAAAAAAATAATGACTGAATACAAATTAAGTGAACAAGAGACAAAACAATTAAAAAACCAAGTAGAGTTATTTAACTCTTTATGTTTAGCTAGAGACCATATATCTAAAATGGCAGATGAAGGTTATACTAGTTCATTTGATAATAATGAAAGAGATGAATTAGTTTATTTTAAAGATGATTTAGATATCTTTATACTTTATTTAACTAATTTTATTAAAAAACATCTATAGTTTTATCTTTTAAACTTAGTATAAGCCCATTCTCTATCAATGGGTTTATACTCTATCTCAATATAGTGCTTAATATTTTCATTCCTATTATCACCAAACTGAAATAGATTTAGAAAAAAAAGAATAGATTTTTGTGTAATATGGAAAACTTTCATAAAGAAGTTATAGAAAAATATAGATTATTTACCATTGTCAAATCAACATATCTCATGTACCAATTTAGGTATGGAAAAAGATAATAATAATTTTTTTATCATTGAGGAAAAGAATGGAACACATTCAGCTATATTAAAATTTGCTAACTTTATAAGTAGAGAAGATGCACAAGATTTAATTGATAGCATTGTTACTGAACTTGGTTATGTGGGTACTATAATAGAGCCATATACAAAACATTAATGATAGTCCAAGACAAAGCAATTACAGATATTAAGCCATACGAAAGAAATCCAAGAAAAAAAAAGGATATTAAGAAGGTTGCAGACTCAATTAAAGAGTTTGGTTGGCAACAACCCATAGTAGTAGATAGAGCAGGAGTCATTATTGCAGGTCATTCAAGATACGAAGCAGCTAAATTACTTGAATGTAATAGTATTCCTGTATTAATAGCAGACCTATCTCCTGAAAAAGCAAAGGCATATCGTATAGCAGACAACAAAACTAACGAATTTAGTGAATGGGATTTTGGATTACTTCATAAAGAATTTGCAGATTTACTTGATAATAATTACGAATTGACTAATTTAGGATTTGATGAAACAGAACTAGAGGAGTTTGTAACATTTGATAAAGAAGAAGGTGTAAAGATTAAGACAGATAAAAGCTGTCCTAATTGTGGCACTAAATTAAAATAACCTACACTCAGGTTTAAAGAGGTATAAAAATGGCAAGACCAAAAAAATATAATATAGACACTAAAGAGGTGCAAAATTTAGCTAGATTTGGCTGTACGAATATAGAAATAGGTGATTTCTTTGGGTGTTCTCCTGACACTATTGAAAAAGGTTATTCGGAATATCTAACAAAAGGTAGAGCCGAACAGAAGTTACGGCTAAGACAGCTCCAATTTAAAGCTGCTGAGAAGGGAAGTGCAGCAATTCTAATATGGTTGGGTAAGCAAATTCTTGGTCAAAAAGATGGTGTTGAGAGTACTGAAGATGATAAGCCTTTAGCTTGGTCTTATGATTAATGCCACTAACTAAACCTCAAAAGACTATTATACAATGTGATAAAAGGTTTCGCGTTTTGCTAAGTGGAAGGCGATTTGGTAAGACCCATATAGCTATTAATGAATTAGCTAGATTTGCTAGATATCCCCGTAAAAAATGTTGGTATGTTTCCCCGTCATATCGTATGTCTAAAGACATAGTATGGAGGGAACTCTTAGATAAACTTAGAAAACACAAATGGCTAAAATCAGTTAATAATTCAGACCTTACAGTAACACTTAGAAATAACTCTATTATATCATTAAGAGGTGCAGACAATGAGAACTCACTTAGAGGTGTGGGTTTAGATTTTTTAGTGTTAGATGAATTTGCTGATATTAAAGAACACGCATGGTTTGAAGTGCTAAGACCTACATTGTCAGACAAAAATGGGAGTGCACTTTTCTGTGGTACTCCGCGTGGATATGGTTCGTGGAGTTATAACCTATTTACTAAAGCTAATGATGACCATGAATGGGAAAGTTTCCAATATACTACATTAGAAGGTGGTCAAGTTCCTGCCAATGAGATTGAACAGGCTAGAAATGATTTAGATGAAAGAACATTTAAGCAAGAATATGAAGCATCATTTGTTAATTATGCAGGGCAAATCTATTATAACTTTGATAGAGGTAAGACTGTTATTAGTGAATACATTCCTGAAAGCAAAACAATTCATGTAGGCATGGACTTTAACATTGACCCTATGTCATGTGTAATAGCTGAAATAAAGAATGATGATGTTTATATCTATGATGAGATACAAATCTATTCTAGTAACACGCAAGAAATGGTACAAGAATTAAAGAATAGATATTATGGTTATCAAATAATTGTTTATCCTGACCCTGCCGCTAAGCAAAGAAAAACAAGTGCAGGTGGAGTAACTGATATTGCTATCTTGAAAAATGCAGGATTTAATATTAGAGTAAGAAATAGTCACCCATTAGTAAGGGATAGAATTAATAGTGTTAATACAAAATTGAAAAACGCAAACGGAAAAAATAGTTTATTTATTGCTAACAAGTGCAAAAGTGTTATAAAATCTCTTGAAAGGCAAATTTATAAAGATGGTACAACTGTTCCTGATAAGGATAATGGTTACGACCACTTTAATGATGCGTTAGGTTACATGATAGAATATTTATACCCATTACGAAGAAACTTTACACCAAGCGAACCTAAGAGGTGGTCATAATGGCAGGTTATACAAGAGAATATTTAAGTGAAAGACACATACATTACGAAGAAAAATTTAATGATTGGAATTTTCATCTTAGGTCATATCTAGGTGGACAGGATTATCAGAACGGCTATCACCTTAACAGATATGTTTTAGAGACAGACGAAGAGTATTTAAAAAGAGCATCAAACACCCCTGTAGATAATCATTGCAAGAATGTAGTGCAAATCTATTCATCATTTCTATTTAGAGTTCCACCTACAAGAGATTATGGAAGTCTGACAGGAGACGCACAATTAGAAAGTTTTATTAATGATGCTGACTTAGATGGCAGAAGTTTTAATAACATTATTAGAGAAATGCAAGTTAACGCAAGTGTCTATGGTACTTGTTGGGCAATATTAGATAAGCCAAAAACAGTTACCAATACTAGAGCAGAAGAACTACAGCAAGACATTAGACCTTATTTAAGCATATATACTCCTGAAAATGTATTAAATTGGAAGTATGAAAGATTAGCTAATGGTAGATTTTATTTAACATCATTAACATTATTAGAAGATTTATTAAATGATGATGCTATTATTAAGGTGTGGACATTAGAGGATATTTGCACATATAGAATTAATGAATTTAAAAAACAATATGCAGTAACAAAACCTATATTATTAGATGAAGTACCTAACGCATTAGGAGAAATTCCTGCTGTTGTTTTATACAATCAAAAATCTCAAAGAAGAGGAATAGGTATATCTGACCTTAATGATGTTGCAGAAATGCAACAGTCTATCTACAACGACTATTCAGAGATTGAACAAGTTATTAGATTATCTAATCACCCCTCATTAGTTAAGACACCAAATGTAGAAGCTAGTGCAGGAGCAGGTAGTATTATTGAAATGCCTGAAGATTTAGACGCAAATTTAAAGCCTTATATTATTCAACCTAGTTCTCAATCATTAGATGCTATTATGAATAGCATAAACATGAAGGTAGAAGCTATTAATAGAATTACTCACATGGGTGCAGTTAGGTCAACAACAAGTGGTGTTCAATCAGGCATTGCTTTACAAACAGAATTTCAGCTATTAAATGCTAGACTTTCAGAGAAGGCAGACTACTTAGAAAATGCAGAAGAACATATATGGAGATTGTTTGCTAAGTGGCAGAATAAAGTCTTTGATGGTGAGATTATCTATCCTGAGTCTTTTGATTTAAGAGATTTCGCAAGTGATTTAGAATATCTACAGAAAGCTAAAGCAAGTGGTGTTACATCAGATACTTTCATTAAAGAAATAGATAAACAAATTGCTAGAGCAGTTGTAGATGATGATGATGTAATCAAAGCTATTGATAATGAAATAGATGCTAAAACTTCTCCTATTGGACAATTCTCTACAAACTCCATAGAGGGTGAAGAGATACAAGAATAATTGTACCACCCAACATTACTAGAAATATTAAATTGGACTCACGAACAAAGAAAAGAAAAGCAAAAATGTTTCTGTGGAAAATTTGCAAACTATGGTAAACCCATTACTAATAGCATTGCAAGGGAACTTCTTTGCACAGAACACTATAGAGAAAAGGAAAGACCATGCCATATCACAGAGGAAAAAAAACAAAACTTAAAAGTAGAAAACCAATTAAACCTGTTATGAAAAAGAAAAAGAAATAATGAATGGCAAAGATAGACTTCATAACAAGACTAACTGACCAACATGAACAAAGAATAATTGGTACATTAAAAAATTTAGAAGATAAAATTGTTGCTCAATTACAAAAAAGTCTTGGTGGTGAATTAACATTATCAACTCAATTAGCTATTCAATTACGACCTGCATTAAAAACCCTCATTGAAGAAACCTATTTAAAAGAAGCATCATTATTAGTTAGTGAGTATGATGAGATAGTAAAAGAATATCAGGCATTAATTAGACCTTTGCCATTACCTGATAGATTTAAAACATTAACCAAAGCTGATTTAACAACTATTAATAACTTAAAATTCTTATCATTTAGTGGATTTGAAGAAGTAGCCAATAGATTTCTTAATGTTATATCTGACAATGTTTACCAATCGGCAGTTACAGGTAAGCCATTCAATGCAATGGTTAAAGAAATTAGAGGAGCAATCAATGGTGTATATCAAAGTAGTAATGAAAACGCAGTTAATAGATTAGTCGATTATGTTGCTAAGAATAGATATTCAGATAATAAATCTATATTAAGTAAAGTGGCTATTGCTAAAACCCAATTAAACGGCAAATATGCTAGTGATATTCTAGGAAACAATATGCGTAAATATGCAAGTCAAATAGCACATGATAGTATAATGCAATTTGATGGTCAGTTTACTAAATACAAAGCAAATGAAGCAGGTATAACTTCATTCAAATATACAGGAACAAATATAGCAACTACTAGAGATTTTTGCAGAAGGCATCAAAGTGAAGTATTCACAGAACAAGAAGCAAGAAATTTATGGAGTTCAAGATGGGCAGGAAAGTCCGGTAGTGACCCATTTGTTAATCGTGGTGGCTACAGATGTAGGCACAGTTTCATACCTTATGACCCTGAATGGGAAAATTTACTTGAAGATTAAGTAAAATAAGCCTAAACATAAATTATATATATAACACAAAGGAGTGTCCAATATGGCTGACGAGCAAGTAACGGAAACAATAGTAGAAGAAACTAAACAAGAAGAAGTCAAACAAGAACAACCTCAATTCAATCAACCTGATTACGATAAAATAATGGCTGATAGATTAGCAAGACAAAAATTATCTATAATGAAAGATTTGGGTATTGAAAATCTTGATGAAGCTAAATCTGCGTTAGCAGAGAAGGCAAAGCAAGAAGAAGAACTTAAAATAGAAAAAGGTAAGTTTGAAGAAGTAATGAAAAAGAGAACACTAGAACATCAAGATATAGTGAATAAATTAGGAGAAGAACTTAAAAAAGAAAGAATTGATAAACAACTTATTAATTCAGCTTCAGTCAATGGTGCAGTTAATCCTGAACAAATAAAAGAACTATTAAAAAATAATGTTCAATTAAATGCAGATGGTCGTGTGGAAATACTTGATAAAGATAAAACTCCACGATATAACTCACAAGGTGAACTATTAACTGTTGATGAAGCAGTAAAAGAGTTTTTAACGCAGAACGCACACTTTCAAGCAGCAACTCCTTCAGGGAGTGGAAGTGTTAGTAATGTGGGTAAGTCAGATACGAATAAGACTTTAAATATTTCGGAGTTAGATATGAATAACCCTGAGGACAGGAAAATCTATGCTGAATATAAAAGGCAAAGAGACAACAGACCTTCGGTTATTGATTTAAATAAACAATAATATCTTCGAAAGGATATACAAATGTCAAACGAAACAACAGCAGCTACCCTTTCCGAATTATATACGGAAATCGTAGCAGAAGCACAATTCGTCATTCAAGAGAAATCTATAATGAAGAATTTAGTTAAGAACTACACAATAGCAGGTGGTGGAAAATCAATTGAAGTTCCTATTTATGCAGCAGTCTCAGCAGCAGCAGTAGACGACGCAACTGATTTATCTAATACCGCAATTAATCCTACTTCTATAACTGTTACAGCATCAGAAGTTGGAATCATGACAACTCTTACGGATTTAGGAAGAAACTCCGTTGGAAGAAATGTTGCAGCAGATATAGGACAACTGTTTGGTAATGCTATCGCAAAGAAAATAGACCAAGATTTATTAGCTTTGTTTGATGGTTTTAGTACAGCAGTTGGTGGAGCAGATACGGCTATTACTCCTGCATTACTATTTAATGCAGCTTCAACACTAAGAGCATTAGGATTACCTGTTAATGAAACATATTGTGTTTTACACCCTAAAGTGGCTTATGACCTTAAATCAGGTTTAACAAACACTTTTGCAGGTTTATCTACTGATTTATCTAATGAAGCATTGACAAATGGCTTTATTGGTCAAATCGCAGGTATCAAAATCTTTGAAACCGGTAATATGGCTAACACAGGTACAGCAGGTGATTACAAAGGTGGAATTTTCCACAAAGATGCACTTGCTCTAGCTATGATGCAAGACCTTAAAATCGAAACTCAAAGAGACGCATCTCTTAGAGGGACGGAAATTGTTGCAACTGCAGTCTACGGAGTAGGCGAATTGCACGATACTTATGGAATTGAAGTCTTATCTGACTCATCAATCCTATAATAATACTTTTATGGGTGGGGTTAATTCCCCACCTTACTGGATTGAAATGGCATTATGAAATTAGTTGAAAGGAACATTATGAAATTATCTAACGGACACAAAATTATTGATAGAACTATAGAAGATTATGAAAAAAATAAAACTACATGGACATTAAGAGGTTGGTCACCTGTTGAAGATAAACCTAAAGTTGTTAAAGTAGAAAAAATTAAAAAAGAAAAGAAAGATGATTAATGGCTACCTCTGAATTAGCAGTAGCATTATCTGATGTTCAGGAATATCAACCTGATATTGCAGCTTATGGCATAACTAATTTTGATACTCAATTACAACACGCAGAAGATGATGTCATTAGACGTATTCGTGAGGAGTGGTGGGAGAGATATCGCCATACAGTAAGATTTAAAGATATTACAAAAGTTACTTCTATTGAATTAAATAAAGCCTTATTAACTAACACACAATGGACTAGGTCAGTTGTCTATAGAGCATTAGGTGAATACATATTACCAATGCTTACTAAATGGAAAACTCCTGATGGAGATATAGATGCTTTTCAAGTACAAATAGAATTTTATAGAGCAAGATATAATGAAGAATTTCAAGCCATATTAAGAGATGGTGTTGAGTATGATGAAGATGCAGACGGAACTGTAACAACAAGTGAAAAAGAGCCAATCCATCATCTGAAACTTATTAGATAATGGTTGCTGATATAAAGATTACTAGCAACTCCGTAGAGATTGCTAATGAAATCAAAGCTATGTCAAGAAAGATGTCAGGTGCTATTAAGAAGTCACTAGCAAATGTTTCAGCTTTTGAAATAGATGCAATTATAGATAGAACACAAAATAAAGGTGTTGATGCTTATGGTAAACGATTTAAACCCTATTCACCTAATTATAAACGAGCAGGAGTTAAACAATCAGGAGTAGTTGATTTAAAAGACACAGGTGAAATGTTTAGTTCTTTAACAACTAAAGTTTCATCTAGTAAAGGTGTATTATTCTTTAGACAAAACCTTGCTAATAAAAAAGCAGCATTTCACGATATGTTTGGTGTAGGTAAGAAAAAAATTACTAGACAATTCTTTAGAATAAGTAAAGATGAACAAAAGAAAATACAAAGATTATTTTTTAAGATATTAGCTAGGGAATTAAGAATATGAGTGAAAGAGAAGATATAGCCACCGATATAGTAACAAAGCTAACAGCAGTTAGTTCTCCAATTACATTTAAGAAGATTTCAAGAGAGCCGTTTGAAGCTGAAGAGTTAAGTAACGCACAATTTCCATCTGTTTATATTTCTACAAGTGACGAAAGCAGAGAAGATTTTACTATGGGTAGTAATAGTACAGGTAAGAGGTCAGGTACTATTGATTTTGTTATAGTTGGTTATGTTAAAGGCACAACAACAAATATTGATACTGCAAGAAACCAATTAATTGAAGTCGTAGAAGAAACACTTGATAATGATATTACTAGAAACGGAAATGCTATAGATACACAGATTGTAGATGTATCAGCAGATGAAGGTGTATTATTTCCTATCGGAGCAGTAAGAATTGTGGTAAGAGTTTTATATGAATTTACAAGAGGTACAGCATAATGGCTAAAGATATAATAATGATTAAAGGGGAAAATATAATTACTATTAATCCCAATAACCTTGATAAGTTTTTAAAACTAGGTTATGTTCAGAAAGGTTTTGAGATTGAAAATAAAACAGTTGAAAAACCAAAAAAAGAAGATAAAAAAGAAAAACATATTAACAAAGATATAGAGGTAACATAAAATGGCAACACATCACGGCAAAGAAGGTGTAATCAAAGCAGGTACTGATGTCATTGGTGAAGTAAGTGGCTTCTCATTAGATACTACAGCAGACGTTGTAGAAGATACATCATTAAGCGATACAGCAAAAACATACATAGCAGGTAGAACTGGATTTTCAGGTTCAGTAGATATGCACTATGACGAAACAGATGCTGCACAAGCAGCATTATTAGCAGGAACAACAATTAGTTTCACACTATTACCCGAAGGTAATACTACAGGTGATGAATCATTTGTAGGGTCAGGTATTGTCACATCAATGGCAGTAGCAGTAGCATTAGATGGTGTAGTAACAAGAACTGTAGCTTTTCAAGGCTCAGGTGCATTAACAATAGGTACTGTTTCTTAATAATATATGACAACTGAAAAAATCGACTTCTTTGAAGGAGTCAAAGGTCACTTTGATGCTCTAGAAACTAAGATTATTGAAGTAGAAGAATGGGGTTTAATTGGTGATAAAGCAATTTACACTAAGCCTTTTAATATGCTTGAAAAGTCTAAGATATTTAAAGGTAGTGAAAGTGGAGATTTAAATGTTCTTATTGATGTCATTATAGAAAAAGCATTAACTAAAGATGGCGATAAAATGTTCACTATGGAACATAAATTAAAATTTAAAGTTAAAGCTGATACAGATGTATTGGCAAGGGTAGCTTCTCAAATAATGAACACAGACGATACTTCCTCTTTAAAAAAAAAATAAAAGAAACACCTGAAATCTATAATGTTTTAGCAATCGCTGAAAAGTTGCATAAGACAGTTGCTGAAGTCTTGCAAATGTCTTGCTATGAGTTTATGTTGTGGTTATCTTACTATGAATTAAAACATGAAGATAATGATAGACAACAAAGAATAGCGAAATTGAAACAATGACAACTAAAAAACTTGCAATAGATATTATAGCTAAAGATAAGAGTCAACAGGCTCTTAATCAAGTACAAGGTAATCTTAATAAAACTAAATCATCAGTATTAAATCTAAAAAATGCTCTTATTGGATTAGGTGCAGGATTAGCTATTAAGTCTATTGTTAATATTGGTTCAGAAGTAGAAAATTTAGGTGTAAGATTTAAATTCTTATTTGGTAGTGCAGACCAAGGTGCATTAGCCTTTGCTAATCTTACAAAATTTGCAAGTAAAGTTCCATTTTCATTAGAAGCAATTACAAAAGCATCAGGTTCACTAGCAGTTGTTGCAAAAGATGCAGGTGATTTAAATAGAGTATTAGAAATTACAGGTAATGTTGCAGCAGTATCAGGATTAGATTTTGAAACTGCTGCTATGCAAATTCAAAGAGCATTTAGTGGTGGTATAAGTGCTGCTGACTTATTTAGAGAAAGAGGTGTAAATGCTTTATTAGGATTTAAAGCAGGTGCTACAGTTTCAGTAGAAGAAACAATAGCAAAATTTGAAGAAGTGTTTTCAAATGGTGGGAGATTTGCAGGAGCAACAGATGCACTAGCACAAACATTTCAAGGAACTCTATCAATGCTTGGTGATAAAGTTTTCAATTTTCAAAAAACTATTGCAGAAGCAGGTTTCTTTCCTGAAATAAAAAAGCAATTCGGTGATTTAAATAATACATTAGAAGAAAATTCAGCAGTAATAGACCAACTTGCTAAAAAGATTGGAATAGGATTAGCAAGAGCAGTAAAAATGGTTGCTGATGGTTTTAAAACATTAGCAGATAATGCAGATTTAATATTTGGAATATTTGCAGGGATTATAGCTTTAAAAGTTGCTACTGCATTTGTAGGTATTGCAACAGCAATTACAACTATGAAATTTGCAATGATAGGATTTAATAAGGCAACTAAAGCCAATATTATCTTTGGTGGTATAGCTATTTTTATTGGCACTATGTCTTTATTAATTACGAAAATGAAAGAATTTAAAGCAGCACTAACAGATGGAAGTATAGTAAGTACAGTAACAGATTTTAAATCAGCAGCTTTAGCTATTGCGCAAATAAATGCAGAAATTGATGCTCTCCCTAAAAAAGACAAAAAATTAACAAATGCAGGTGGTGATAGTAAAAAATATACAATACTTAAAAAACAATTAGAAGCAATAGAAGAATTAAATTTAAAGTTTGAATCAAACAGAATAAGTAAATCAGGAAATGCAGGTAATCGAATAATTGAATTATCTAAAGCTGAATATGGTAAAAAAATACTTGCAATACAAGATTCTTTCTTAGATGAAAGACAATTAGTTCTTAAAAAGAATGAAGAAGATTTAGCTATAATTGATAAATTTTTAGAAGAAGAATTAAATATAACTAGAGCACAAAAAAATCATTTAGAAGATGTAAAGAAAGAAATTTATGAAAGAGGTGTAGCAGATATTGCACTAATTGCTGAAAAAGAAGTAGAAGCATTACAGGCAGTAGAAGATGAAAAAACTAGAATATTAAATGAAGCAAATGAAAAAAGAATAGAAGATATAAGAAAAGAAGGCTCTGTATTAGAAAACTTAAAAGAAAATTATGCTGCATTTTTTAAAGATTTTAATGAAGGTAAATTAGTAGCTGATGCATTAACAGATACATTTGCAGAATTAACAAAAGGTATAGGAGATGCGATTGCACAATCAATAGTATTTGGAAAATCTTTTAAACAAACTTTTGGTGATGTAGCAAGACAAGCACTAGCAAGTTTAATATCAGCTTTAGTTCAAATTGGTGTTCAATTATTAGTTAATAAAGTAATACAAGAATTTGGAATAAAAACTTCAGAAGAATCTACAAAAACAGCTTTAAAAGCAATTAAAAAAGAAGCAGAGCCTACAGCCTTTTTAGTTTCACTAGCAACAGCAGGAAGTAATGCTATTGGTGCAATAGCAGGAACCATAGCAACTTGGGGTATTACTAAAGCATTATCAGGAAGAAGAACAGGTGGACAAGTTACAGGTGGTACTCCTTACATGGTGGGTGAACAAGGTCAAGAAATGTTTGTACCCAATCAATCAGGAACAATAGTACCTAATGATAAATTAGGTGGTGGTCAAACTATTAATGTAATTATTAATGCCAATGATACCCAAGGATTTGATGAGTTATTAATTAAACGCAGAGCAACAATAGTTAATGTAATTAATGATGCTTTAAATAGTCAAGGAAAGGAAGCCTTAGTATGAGTGGAACTTTACCAACCTCACCTGAATTTAAATCAATAGGTTTTACAAGTGAGCAGAAAACTATTACCTCAACAACTGATAGTGGTAAAATGTTTAGCACACAAATTGATGGTCAAAGATTTTCTTTTACAGCTTCTTATCCAACAATGACAAGAGCAACATTCTCTCCTGTATTAGCTTTTATTATGAAACAAAGAAGTCAACAAAATACATTTCAAGTATCATTACCTGATTTAAAAAATGCTAAAGGTACTATCTCAGGAACAGTATTAGTTAATGGAATACATACAGCAGGTGATACTACAATAGATATTGATGGTATGACCGGAAGTTTATTGGCAGGAGATTTTATTAAGTTTGCTAATCATACTAAGGTTTATATGGTTGTTGCTGATGTAACAGCAGACGGAAGCAATGAAGCAACAGTTACTATTGAGCCACCTTTAAGAAGTAATTTAGCTAATGATGAGGCAGTTACTTATGATGGAGTAGAATTTACAGTCAGATTATCTAATGATATTCAACAATTTAAAACAAGTGTTATAGACCAATACACATTCGAATTAGATTTTATTGAGGCTCTATAATGGCAAGAGGATTATCGAGTGACCTCAAAACAGAATTTGCCAATCAATCTATTAAGCCAATTATACTATTAACAATAGGATTTGCGACTGTTGTTAGATTAACTAATCATTATAAAGATATAGTAAGTGATGGAAATACATTTACCTCTAGTGGTCATTTATTAAATATATCAAGTAAGTCAGAAAGTTCAGAAATTAATGTAGCTAACTTTCAAATATCATTATCAGCTGTTGATAATACTTATGTTGCAGCAGTATTAAATAATAATGTTTCTAATGATGAAGTTACGATTGATGTAGGTTTATTAAATGGCTCAGATGCTTTAATAGATACATTTAACTTTGATAGAGGATATATAGAAAGTTTTACTATTAACACACAAAGAGCAACTATGAGTCTTTCTTGTACTTCTCATTTTTCAGACTTTAGTCGTATTGGTGGCAGACAAACAAATACAGGTAGTCAACAAAAATTCTTTAGTACAGATGTTGGTATGGAATTTGCAGCATTAACTGTAACTGACATATTATGGGGCAGGAAATGATTGATGAAGTTGTTCCTTATTATAAATCATTTGATAAATATAAAGATACTAACGATATAGATATCATTCATCATTTACTCCCATGTTACGAAAATAACCAATATCAAATACTAAAAGATAAAGATAAAATTATAGGTTTTATTAATTGGGCATATCTTAATAATAATGTACAAAATCAATTCATGGAAACAGCTATCATTAACAGATTTGAATGGAATTGTGGTAAAAATATATGGATAATTAATTATCTTAGTTTTGAAACAAGGTTATTTTCTAAATGGTTAAAAGAACAAGCTATAAAGCATTTTGGTTTAAATCAAAAATTGCATTGGTTAAGAGTTAAAGATAAAACTACTATAGAAAAATCTTTTATAACAAAGGAGCATTGGCATGGGTGATATAGTAAGTTCCATTACTAAAGTATTTACTAAGTTTATATCTTGGTTTATTCCTGTTCCTGAAATACCTGATGTTGGTAATTCTGCAGCTAATCAAGCAGCACAAGGTGTATTACTTAATAAACAATCCAATAACTCAAATATACCTGTTATCTATGGAACACGATTAGTTGGTGGTACAAGAGTTTTTTTAGAAACTTCAGGGGGTGATAATCAATATCTTTATGGAGTTTTAGTATTAGCAGAAGGTGAAATTAATGACATTACAAGTATTTTATTTGATGATGATACAGTTACATTTAGTGGCTCTATTGCTGATGGCTCAACTATAACTTCTAATGACTCTAGGTTTGGAACAAATATACAAGTACAACCTTTTTTTGGAACTGATGGACAATCAGCAGCATCATTATTAACAGGTCTGAGTAGTTGGGGAAGCAATCATAAATTATCAGGTATCGCATATATAGCCTTTAGATTGGAATGGAATCAAGACAAATTCGGTGGCATACCTAGAATACAAGCAGTAGTTGAAGGTAAAAAAGTAGTAGCATATAATTCAAGTTCAGTTGCACAAACAGCAGCATTTTCATCAAACCCTGCATGGTGTTTATTAGATTACTTAACTAATGAAAGATATGGAAAAGGAATTGCAATAGCAGATATTGACATTCCAAGTTTTTATACTGCCAGTACAGTTGCGACAACCCAAGTCACACCCTATTCAGGTGCTAGTCAAATTAATTTATTTGATTGTAATGCAGTTTTAGATACATCAAGAAAAATTCTTGATAATGTTAAAGTCCTAGTCAAAGGCATGAGGGGTTTCTTACCTTATACACAAGGTAAATATAAATTGATTATTGAAACAACCGGAAGTGCAGCAATAACATTAACTACCGATACCATTATAGGTGGTTTAAAAGTTCAATCACAAAGAAAGAATGAAAATTTTAATAGAGTTTCAGCATCATTTATTAATCCATTAAAGAATTATCAAGCAGATACTATTGTTTATCCTGAAAGTGATAGCGACCATCAAGCATTAAAAACTGCTGATGGTGGTTTC